TTGATGGTAAATGAAGCGACTCCTACGATCGACCCTTCTGCACAACCTGATACAATTACAATAACTGCTGATTTAATTCAAAAATACTATTTAGTAGGGCAGTCTGGCTCAGGCTCTATACTTTATTATGGTGCAGGCAATAAGTGCAAGATCACCGTTACTGCTAAAGAGTTTAACGGTTTTCAAAATGTGACTAATTTTGGTCTAAGCGTTGGTATTAGAGTTCAAACCGGCTTACCTGGAAGTATTTTAAATTTAACGATCGATACTGCAGAAGTACGTTCCGAATTGCTTTGGATACGAGCAGCTAACTTAACAGTTAATGCGAAAGTTAAGCAAGCATATTTAGGAGATAGATTACTACTTCTAGATAGTACCGGTGCAGGCACAATTAATATTGATGGAAACTATGATTTTTCTTATAATACTACTCCTAACGTCATGGATATTGGAGGGGCAGGAAATAGCAGAGTAAACTTTACAGGGAATATTTCTACAAATTTTACTTCAGGAAATGGAAAAACTATCATAAGCATGCCGGTTTCTACCAACACTTGTGTATTTAACGGTACCATAAACTATTTAGGATCAGCGAATACGGTAAATGCATTAATATCTAATAGCGGCAATGCCGTTTTTTCTGGATTAATATCTGGATCCTTTAATGGGTCTCTTTGCTCAAACGCAGCAAGCGGTGTAACCACACTACAAAACGTAATAGCAAAACTAGGTACGGCTGATAGTAGAATATCAAATAGCGGTTTAGGCAAGACTATCATATCTAATTGTAACATAGTATTGGGAGGATCAACTGGAGTATATAGTGCGGCTAATGATGCAATAGTAGCAAATTCAAGTATTAAATCCAATGGATTAGGGTTTTTAAATACGACTAGTACAGGAAGCTTAAATCTAGTAAATTCTACTGTAATAACGAGTAGCACAAACGCGGCTGTTGACTTTACTGGAGCAGCACCAGTAAATATTGCAAATTCTAATTCAAATAACACAGCAACTGCAGTAACACTAAGCGGTGTAATTACTACTGTTGCAGGCTTAAACATTGCTTAAAAATAACATAAAAAATGGAAACTATCATAACACAAATTATTGTATTGCCAGAATTTAATACTCTTAATGAAGGGAAAGACTTTATGGCTAATTATTCTACTCCTGTACATTACGTAGCAGGTGGAGAAATTTATACATCAAGCGGCACTATCTCTTCTGCCACTGAGCCTAACGAAACTCAAGTTAAAGAAATTCTAAATATTAGTATTGAACGAGGTGATATTAATAGTACTTCAAAATTTCTATATGTTGAAGGAGACTATTTAAAATATAATGTAGAAAGTATAATTGAGTAAATCTACTAAGATAAGTATTAAAAATCATTAAAAATGGACGGAGTATTCAGTGGTAAACTAATTAAGAATCTTGACTTGACTAAACGTGACGTTCAGTATGGGCCCCTACCTACACATAAGCTTAAGGATCCTGTTCAGGATATGATAAATGCAACGGTCGGCAACATCCCGTACGAGGCAAACGGAGTGGTCGAATGGCGACCAGAAAATATCCAGTTCCTAGGAAGTTAAAATAATTTATACTTATGCAAGACCTAATTAAAGCCTATTCCCTCTTTATTAATGAGGCCAAGACTCAAGACTTAACCTTTGAAGAGTTCGCAAAGGCTCGTCTAGAAGGAGCAACCAAAATCTCAGATGCAGCTAAGGCAAAAGGTGGTTCTGCTCTACTTACCTATCAACATTTCGTGGTAAAGCTTCCTTATTACAAGAAGGCAGCCTCTGGCAAGCTTGATCTAAAATCCTTTGAGTCTGAATTAAACACGTTAGTAAAGGACCTAGCTCGTGGAACTTCAGGCAAGATTAAATTAGAACAGGTAGAGTTTCAGAGACTTGTCGGTAAGATAGAGGTGATCGGAGAATTACTCATACGAAACAAGAATAAATAAAAATAAAACATGGCTATGACTCGACACAGATGCGTAGAAAATTTTAATACTTGGATTCGACTAAACGAGAGCGATGATCAGGAAAAAGAAATTATTGAAAGAGCAGATACACTAACTGCTGACTTTGAAGTAGATGCAGCAAACGGTCGACTTCAGACCAGTGCGCTAATGATTTGGTTTCACGGCATGATGGATCTATATGATAACTCTGAACTAAAGGGACTCATCTTTAAAAAGATGAAACCCGTTTGGGCAAAGTACTTTAAACAAATCTATCCACTACTTAGCATGGACAATAGGGAACTTACTAAGCACGATATCATGGAAATCAAGAGATATAAGCAACTTTCCGGTGATGAAGCTCGTCACGAAAAGAGCGCTGATGACATGCTTAGAGAATTAGGATTAATCTAAATCGTCTGCTACCCTAGGCGATTTACGGTCAGCCCGAGCGAGAGTTCGGGCTTGCTTGTCTTAGATAAATAATAAAAAACTTAAGTCTTGAAGAATTTCGTAGCCGGTTTTAAGGAATGGTCTAGCCTGTTTGAGAACGAGTCAGAAGAAGAGATAACTCAAAAGATTGAGGATCTTCGCCAATTGGCTGACCTTGGCATGGTCGATCAACAAGAAATTCGTGATTTTCTTAAAGGGAAAGGGTCTGCTGCTCTAATTAAGCACGACCCAAAACTTGCGGAAATCACTCAATTACCAGAATATCGAGAACTCCAAGAAAAAGGGCTTGAGCTTGTGTCGTCTAGAACTCAGTTACTAAACGGTAGCATCATATTTGCATATCCTGGGTATCGTCGACATAATGGGTACGCAATCGGTCTCTTTCCTGAAATAATGTTGATACGTCGAATGATGCCAAAGGGAATACCTATGGGAGTTCGAGGCAGGTCTCCATATGGAATCGGTTCAATGGATATTGGGATCAAGCGGTTAAATTTTGTACCAGGTGATCAGTTCTATCGGGTTGCTATGAGGTGGATCCTTGATCACATTGACTTCGACGATCCACGATTCTCAGTTAAGCGTAATACTCGTAAAGGTTACTTTGACCAAACCTCTTGATCAGAAAGTAGATTAGGAATATCCTGATTGGTTCTAAGTTTTACATACATTATTCGAATACATCTAACATATAGCGATCTTGCCCATTCAGTAGTTCGTTCATACCTACGAGCGATCGTTGAAAAGTGTTCAGGTTCCATGCCGTTTAGTCCCATTTTTCTACAGACTACATCCCTTTGAATCAAAGTCAATTTAGATAGAGCAAGGTTAACTGTTCTAGTCAAGTCAGATTCGTCAGTCAGACTAGTCGTGTTGATTTCAGAACTCAACCAATCAATCGGTGAAAGAGCATCATCTGTGCTAGTAGCGTCTAATGCTATTCCTTTGGTTTCAGCTTGAATAATCTTTTGAATCTTATCAGCAGTTATCTCCTTGTTCGAGAATTGAGATATTCTTTCTTCAAGCTCAACTGCAGTTCCGATCCTACCCTCTTCCTGCATTATCATTTCATTCGCTTTTCGAATCTTTCGAAGGTCAGTTAAGATGTTTTGAGGAACCCTTACTGTTCGGGTCTCAGAATTTAGGTATACGAGTATCTCCTTTCTAATGTGCCAAACCGCAAATGAGATAAACTTAAAGCCTCGAGTTGGATCAAATTGTCTAGCTGCGTCACAAAGACCAATATTGCCTTGACAAATCAGGTCATCTAACGAGGCATCTGGATTAGAATACTGTTTTGCTACTGAGACCACGAATCTAAGATTCGATGAAATCAGTTTTTCGATAGCTTCTGGATCTCCTTGTTGAGCTCTCATTCCAATCTCAAACTCTTCATCTGAGCTAAGAATAGGGATACCTGAAACCTCAGTGAAGTATCTTGAAATGTTTTCAGTTCGATTAGTCATTCGATCCGATGTGATTTTTAATTGTCTCACAATTTTAAAATTAATGGTTGTTTTTAAATATTAACTATTGTCCGGTTGATTAAAGAACTAAAAAAAAATTAAGAGTTTAAATAAAATAAAAGAAAAATATGAAATTTACTGATACTGACCGTCTAGATTTTCTCGAGAAATGGGAAACTAGCCAACACCACCACTCATGGTTTACACTATTGACTCAACACGTAAGAAAGGAGGATTGTCCAACACTACGAAGCTTTTGTGATTATGCTATCAGGTTTGAAAGAATGATCGACTCTAACGGATTAGAGATATTAACATGGCACAGTCTGACTCCGGACTTGCAGGAAATAGTCGTAACCGTTTGGGAAAATGAGGGTAGAGCATTAACGGTCGACGAAAAAGATTCTATGCAGAAAGCATTTAATCAATATTGGGAAGATCTACATAAAACTGAGGCTGGGATCTCAGATAAATAATAAAAATAATAAGCCCATCACTATGAGCCATATCATTCAAAAATTCGGAGATTGGAAAAACTTAAATGAAGACGATAAACTAGGCCGAATAAGAGAACGTGGAGATAATAGCAATAAAGTAGTTGCTATCCCAGTTGACAAACAAACATTAAAACTAAAAATAGTAAATGATGCGGACGTTATCGACGCAAATGATAAATTAACAGTTGAAGGATTTGATGCTATTTTAGAATGGATAAAATCTCAACCTAAGTTAATAGAATACTATCCTGGGTTAAATAAGCTAGATACAAATATCGTTATTTATGACGTAAGTAAAGATACTGATAGAAAACAGGTAATCATGTTTACAATCGTTAGTAAGATTTCGCTTCAAGGAAGTAATCAAGCCGTGACTGGTGGAATCAATCCACAGGTTAGATTTGTTAAACGCAATGAACTTCAATTAGCGTTAACCGGAACACTATTAAATGTTAAAGGCGGTTCCAATATAGTTATTGATAAAAGTGCACCTACATTTACTCTACCGTACGCTTCTGCAGGTATCCTCAATGCAACGAAAGCTGAAGTAATCCAATTTATTATTAGCGCTTATAAAAAGATTAAAAAGGAGACTCTTGCGTTTAATACTCCTCTTATGGTTAAAGTAAAAGATGAAATTCTAGCTAAAAAATTAGGTACGGCTTCCCAATTATTTGTAAAATCTTTAAACGCAGGTTTTGGAATACTTGACGCTCAGCTCGGAGAAGATCTTGAAGTCGATATTACTAAGACTCTATATGATAAGCTTCAAGCTATCCCTGAATCAAAAGAAGTTTATTTAGGTCTCACAGCTACCCGAATAGTTGAGACTCTGTCCAATGTAATTACGGGCTTTGATGTTGATGCTTTTCTAGCTGTCGCTAAAACAATCACACCTGATACTGGAGACATTAAGGTTCCAGAAGGAGGATTTATTTTAGGTATGAAAGGAAATATTGAGCTTATGAAATTCCAGAAATTTCTCTATACTAAACTTAAGAACGCTGGATGGAGCAAAGTTGCAGCTTATGCTAATTTTGCGGCAAAGGCTGGAGACGGTAAAGCAGGAAGCCCAATAGGAGATTATGGCAAAACAACGGCTGCTCTAATTGAGGTACTAAAGACTGGCTTAAATAAGCCTTTTTGGGATGAACGCGAACCTAATACAATTAGTGCTGAATTTGTTAAAAGAATGCAAAATGAGTTAAAAAGTATTACCGAGTCTAGGAAGCCTATTAGTTATCTTGGATTAGACGGTAACTCAGTAATCATTAATGAGGATCTTGGTGTACCAGCAACGGCTGCAACCGTTAGTGCTACTCCAACACATAAACCTAAGGCAAAGTCGACTTCAACATCTGCTAAAAGTACTGTACCTGGTAATAATCCAATATATCCAAAATATGAGGATTGGGAATTTAAACGAATGAATAACGAAGTATGGCACTTTAAGAAGAAGGGTGCATCTGACTCTACATATACGGTCGAAACTGATCCGCGAGTGATTCAACAGTTGATCTCTGGGACTCGCAAAGGATGGTTTATCAGACCATCATGGGATGGGAAAAAGTATATTTGGGCTAAACAACAAAATAGATATAGGTTTACACCAGCTAAAAAATGGCAAGTTTCATCAGATGGAGGAAAAAATTGGAAAGAAGAGTCCGCACCAGAACAGAAAATCTTGACTAGTGTATATGGAAGCGACCCATTAAATACTGGACAAGCTGCTCCAGCTAAGCCTAAAACAATAACACAAGCAACAACTGCTGAAATTGATGCAGCACTAAAAGCACTTGGAACAAGTATTTATACTTATATTGACGTTAAGAAAGGACAAGGCGAAGCTAACTTTGGTGAATATAGTGGCACTGGTACTTGGGGTAACGATCAGGAATCTGAGGCCTGGGATAACAAACTCATGCCACGCTGGAAATCTAAATGGCAACCTGAAGTTAATAGTATTACACTACGAGTAAACGCAAGCACTTCAATCACTGCTGAGGATAAAAAACGATATACGACAAGTCTTAAAACTATTACGGATATGTTTACCCTAGAGGTTGGTGATACCGTCGTAGATGATGATTCTTTTTACGGAACATTTTTGGGAGACACATTAAGCGATACTTATACTTTCCAGCTTCTTTATGCTGCTAATAGTTCTCCAAGTTTTCAAAGATGGAGCATAGCCACTGATTTTTAATGAACTTCCGAGCTAAGACATATCAGCAATTTATCAATGAAGCATACATCGACGATTCTGGTGAGCTTCAGGACTTTGAGGCACCTCGCGAAGATGGACATGAATATCAAATAATTGATCACGCACATCGCATCCAGGAATATCTAGAAGAGTCTGGAGCAGAAGAGGTAAGGTTACAGGTAAGGGAAGGGATAATCAAGTTTAAATTTAATTATTCTGGATTAGATTATCACATGGAACTTGACCTGGATCGAAACCTAGCCGTACTTAGCATAGGTGAAGTTATTATATACGAAGACTCGGCAGACTCTGTATTTGACCTGCTTGCTTCAAAGGGCTTAGAATTCTTAAATTATTAATGGAGTTACTTGACTTTAAATATTGGATCACATTAAACGAGTCTCAAAAGAGTTATTATACCTTTGAGATACCTAAGCGTGAACTCACTGAGATCGATGAAGTATATGATCAAGAGCTTAGAGAAATATTAAAGGGTCTGCCTGAATCAATGTATGAGATTTCTGAGGGTAGAGGACCTTTTACCCTGACTCTACATTCAAGCCAAGACGAGATACTTTCATCAGTTTATGGAGAATCCCAAGACGTTGTCATCAATCTAGTGCACCCAGCAAGTTCAAATAGCCAAGCCGGTCCTTTTAAAAAGATCTCATATACTAATCTTTTCACCCAGTTAAGGGGTTCAGTTTATCCGAATAAGTTTACTCATAGAGACGACTCAGTTCAAATTAGATATTCACTACAATTAACTACTGACCTGGATATGCTATTAAATACTACTGCTCAAAAGACGGCAGTGCCTTTTTCAGCATACAATCACCAGTTTATTAGACCGACCGCCTCCGAATTTTTTGAGTTAATATACAGTTCAGATGAGTCAAAAGTATCGGCTCTTACTAAGCAACTCAATGAATATTTAAGGTACTTCGCGGTAAAATCAGTGTTACCTAAATACTTAGAATCAGAAAGTACTCCTAATCTTGAAGAAATTAACAAGCAGGTCACAGATAGGCTTCAAAGAATCAAATCACTGGAGCCTGATGAGAAATTAAAGGAGACTCTTGCATTCCAAAAAGAAATTCTGTCACAATCATCCAAAAGCGATATTGAGAGTCCGATTATGACTAACGTAATGATAGAGAACTTTAGAATACTTTTAAGTGAAGTTGGTACAGTCAAAGAGATCAAGAAGAGACTCGCTTAAATAGACTCACTAGTTTTCTTAAGAAGGACTTAGGTATGTCCGATTTAATCTTTAAACACATCTTTTCATTATACGTCTCGCCATTGGTCGAGACGATATACTGAGTTATGACTTTTACCTCGTGCTTAAGATCATATGTCACCTTTTCAAAAGAACTAGCGACGGTTCCTTTAACCACACCCGATTTGCCATAGAATATGAAGCGCTCTCCTTTTTCCATCGGTGTGAATTATTTTAAAGGGAGAACAGGTCTCCCTTGTTATTTATTTAAGTAGTCCATAATAAGTCTTGAACTTAGCAAGACGATCGGCTAAGCCATTGGTTCCACCGTTAACTCGTTTAGAGACTTTCGTCACTACTTCATCAGTTGCTCCTTGATCACAAATAGTCCATAACTTATTACGATTAAAGAAGAAAGCCGCAGATGCTAGAGGATATTTGGTCGCAACTAGATCAGGTTGAGCAACGCAATCTTCTCCGATAAACTGGGAAAACACACCATAATTGGCTCTTCCAGTCAACTGGATATATCCTCGACCTTTAAATCGAACACCGTCACCTTTTTGAGTATTACCTAAATCCTTTCTACCCTCATAAGCTTGTCCTGATGCAATCTCTAATTTATATTTCCATGCACCTGATTCGTGAGCGCACTGTGAAAGAAAATGAGCAAGTCTCAAGTTACTGGTGATTCCAAACTGAGTAGCTATTCTTGATAACTCTTCCAATACTCCGGATGGAACTTTTCCGGCTAACTTGTCAAGGGATAATCCTGCAACTTGCGTAACTGCATCTGTAATTTGGTCAGTTATACCAAATAGCTTTCCCCAAGTAGTGTCGCCTACTATGCCGTCTGCAGTTAAACTATTTGCAGTTTGCCACTCTTTTACTTTAGCTTCCGTGCCTGGACCAAATGATCCATCTGCGGTGATTCCAAGTTTAGCTTGAAGTTTTTTTACGTCATCCCCAGAGGATCCTTTCTTTAGTAACATAAGTTATTGTATTATTTTTATTATATATTTTCAGACTCATCCGAAGACCCTTTCTTTTCCTTTTGGATCTGGTTAATAATATATCCTGAAACTGCAAACTCAATACCTGCCCATAGTGCAAGGTCAGATTGGGTCATGTCTGCGTGTTTCTCTAATAGAAAAAATACCATTCCCCATTGAGCAATTATAAACGCCATACCTGATTCAATTCTCTTTTTAGAGAAATATGATTTTCTAGATGAATACATTTCTCCGATCTCTCTAACGAGCCACTTAATATTTTCCCATCCGAAAAATAGATTTCCTTTTGTTTGTTTTTTCTCAGCCATTTTTAATTTATTTTTTTTATTCTTTTTTTGGTTTCTCACTGGCGTATTTAACACCCATGATAGTACCAATTATTGAGAATGCGTTAGTTAATAGTATACCGAACATGTTACTCCAAGTAGAGCCTATGATTTGGGTATCCTTTCCAGCAAAGAGTGCAACTGTATATAGGATAGTCGTGGTCACGCCTACTCCTATAATAACGTATAGAGCAACTTTAACGATCGTGCCAATCAATTCAAATTGAGTTCTCTTCTGTAACATGTCTAAATCAGTCTCCGCAATATCCTTTGCCTGCTCAGCATCCTGTAATGCAATCTTTAATTCTTCTCCAATTATCTCGTTCTTTTCTTTCCATTGGATAAGCTCAGAGTTCTGACACTCTATCTGAGATTTAGATTCCTCCATTTCAGATAGAGTCTCCCTTAATTCCTCCATTAATCGCTCATTCTCGTTCTTCTGCTCAATTAATTCATAATTTTGACCCTGTATCTGCTTTGTAATGGTAAGTCGACGTTTACGATTCTCTCGATCTTTGGAAAGAGCCTCAGCTAAATATTGAGTAAAGTCTTCATCGTCCGACTCAATGAGCTTGATAATATTTCCTTCTAAATAAATGTTTTTCTTTTTTAGAGCAATTATCGAATCAATGTCTTCTCTACAAAATTTCATTATTTGTATATTTTAAATGAGGCAGTTCTATTTCGATATGATTCATAATCGTTTCTAAATTCTTCGAGTCTAGGCTCGATCTCATCCGATTTAATAATCCAAAATTGTGCGCCTGCCTGAAGAGCTTTTGCCTGTTCTTCTGGCTCATTAGATGATGAAATGATCCCAATAACTACATGATTTCCATATTCAAAATTAATCTTACGCGTTAATTCTATTCCGTCAAACGATGAGCCGACGATGTTTAAGTCAACAAATACACAGTCAGGTCGACCTGCTGGATTTTTTTGCCACTCTTCAAACATTCGAGCAGCCTCATCTGAACTGTCGATGCTCTGTAAAGATAACGAAATATCAAGCAAACTACACGCATCCTCAAACACTAAGTGGAATAAACTTTCATCATCTACTAATAAAATTGAATCAATCATTTTTAATATTTATTTTTAGTCGTGTTCCCCCATCATCTAACTTACTGCATGTAATTGAAAAGTTGTGCTCATCCAATATTGCTACGCATATATTTAAACCTAAACCGGTCCCACTTTCTTTCTGTCCCTCCCTTCGAGTATAAGGTTTTGATAATAATTTAAAATCTTCGTAGCTCATGCCTCTACCGTTATCTTCTACTATGATTGAATCTTCTTCTCTTGAGATCTTTACCCACTTAGTGAGGCTATCGTTATATTTTAACCCGTTCCTGATTAGGTTATCCAGTGCAGTGCAGAAGAGAGCTTCATTTATATTAGACTGACCCAAGTCTGAAATTATTACTTGCGATTGATATGCAGTCGAGGAAAGATAGTCTCCGAGAATGTCTTTAATGTTGCACTCAACCCTATTTAAAATCACGTCCTTTTTTACTAGATTAGTAAATTCATAAACCCCTTTATATACTTTTTGCGTGTGTCGTAGTCCTTCCTTAATCATTTTTAACGGTGATTCAATCTTAAGATCTTTTACCTGATCCTCGCTTAATCTTCTCTCTAATGAACTTAATCCTCTAGGAATATATGTATTGATTCCGCTGTGCATGTCATGACGTAAGATTTTTGCAGCATGTTCAAGATATGTATTCTTTTTTTCAATCTCAGCCTGCTGATTATAACTCTTAGTAATATCAGTTGCAATTTTCATTATTCGATAAGGTTGCCCATCTTCACCTATGATTGGATTATACGTTGTTTGAAGATAGACGACCGATCCGTCTTTTTTCTTTCGAGTAACTTCACCTGTAAAGAATTTACCGGATTTTAAATTCTCCCAAAGGTCTAAATACTCTCGAGTATCCTTTAATTCATCTTCCACAAATATGTTATGGTGTTTTCCAACAAGTTCATCATGTGAAGAATAACCCAACGTTTTTAGGAATAGGCTATTCGCAAATTTTATGTTTCCATCTAGATCAAATTCAATAACCGCATTTGACCGGTTAATCGCATTCATTCGATTAGATATTTCATTTTCAGTTCTTTTCAAATCAGTAACGTCTTGACGAATTGACATAAATCCTTCAAGTTTACCAGAAAGGTCGAACTGTGCTTTAATATAAGTATCTACATAATATACTGAGCCGTCCTTTGCTTTATTTGTTACAACATCATTCCATATTTTTCCAGCTAGGACATCAGCATACATTTTTCCCCAATATCCTTCTGGCTGAGTGTCTGAGTTTACGATTGAGTGGTCCTGACCTAGAACTTCTTCCAGGCTCCATCCAGAAACCTTTGTGAATTTATCATTTACGTAGGTGATCTTGCCTTTAGCATCAGCCATTGAAACAAGAGCGGCGGTGTTCACAAAAGTTTTAAATTCGTCAAGTGCATATTGATTTATTTCTTTTCTAGTGTCTAAAAACTGTTTTACTATAAAGTATCCAGGTATACATAGAGAAATAAAACACACGTATTCAATAAATCCTATCGTTCGTGAATATTCAAGTATATCAAGAGTAACGAAGGTCTTTAACGTAAAGAATATCGACATTATCAAAAGCGCGATAATACCGGAAATTTTAAAATTTGATAGTTTTTTTACAGCAATTGCTGCAAGTTTATGAAAAGGCGCCAACCCAATAAGATATTTTTATTATTTATCTCGTTGGAATTGATATCTGTATCCAAAAATCATCTATGCCTTACATAATAAACCTGTTTCTGTATCAATAAACAATACTAGTTTATTGATACAGAAACAGGTTTATTGACAAGTAGAGTTATTGTTACTTATGGATCACATATTGTCTATATATGGATCATATCGCTCATCAAGTGATCCATAATCATCGACTTGATGAGCCATATTTTTGTTGTCAGGACAGGATTCGAACCTGTACTAATCCTGGTATTCACCATATTAAATTAGGAACGTGTTACCAATTACACCACCTGACCAACCGCGCTTTTTGTTTGAAAACTGAGGTAATATTAGTCGCCCTACCCCAAATTATTTATTTTTACTCTTGTGAATCAAGTTTGCCATTTCAAGAACTTTAGTAACTAATTTTTTGTTGTTAGAATGTGCTAACTTTTCTCTAATTTCACTTAGCGTTGTCACATTGAAGAACTTTCCGTTTTTATAAATTGGTTGAAACGAACTAACTGATTCACCTTCCCAAGTACAACGATCAATTAAAACATATTTGCCGTCATGATTATGGACACTTAATAAACCGGTTGCAGACTTCTTAGTACCATCATCTGTGATTGGATCTTTGAAGATTTCTCTTCCTTCAACCCATTCAGGATTTGCATTTTTACCGAAGGACTCATTAAGTCTTTCTGTTGCAACATCCCAATGCTTAACTTCAACGTACGTTGCTTTCATTGCAAAACCAAACGTGTCTCTAGTATTGTACTGATAAGTGAATGAGCCAATGCCTAATACAACGTTTGTTGATGCAAACCCTTTTGCTTCTAGTCTTGCACAAATTTCGTTAGCTCTATCAATTGTAATAGAATCTCCATAGATTGCCCCAATATGTGGATCAAGAACTTTATAACCTTGTTCGTTAACTGTTCCACCAAATACGTCCCAAAGAAGTTCAATGACACCTTTGTATTCTGGACTATCTTTTTCTACGCCATACTTGGGATAGTTATGATCTAAATTTTGCTCATCACCTGAGCTAATAGTATTATAAGCTCCGCAAAGAATATCAACTGGGTCACCTGAGTCAGGACGAATAACTAACTTACCATCACGAGCTAGAATCTCTTCTTTCAAAGTAATGATATGCTCAGTACATACTTTCCATAAGTCCCAAGTGTCAGATACTACTGATAAGATTCCTGTTGGATAAGTATTTAACAATCTTCGAAATGTGGCTACTTCATCTTCTTTACCACCAGCACACATTACTGAGTGCTCAGTTGCAGGAACAGATGCTGCAACAAATCCTTCTGCTCCATAATATTTACGTGCCCCATAAATTGTAGGTAGAGAATCGGTCCCTAAGAATGATGTTAAGTGACCTAATCCTGAACTAATAACTGCCTCAACTGAATCCATACCTCGCATTGAGAAATCGTGACCTTGCCAATCAATAAATTGGTGATTTGTTTTGTCAGTTTTCTCCATCCATTCAGTTAGTACCTTACGATACTGATGAGCGATAGTTGCAGAGGTCATTGGTTTCCACAATAGGTTTGAAAGGATTGTTTCCAAGTAATTGGTGATCCAATAGAAATCAGGATGTGTGTTATAGATTGTCATTACTGGAACCTTGATTGGTGCCTTTGTTCCTTCAGGTAATGATTTGACTATGATCGGTAAATATTGCAGGTCCCATAATGCTTCAAAGTGTGACACATCATAGTCTATACCCAAATACATTGACAGCTCACGTTTCATTTCTCCACAAACCTCATCTTTCGGTTTATCAAAGAAATCTTTTTGGAATGTCTCGTGTATTTGCATCATTACCATTTGTGTTCCAAATACGACTACTTCGTTACAACCCTTTGGAGCGTACCTATTTGAGCGTGGCGTAAAATTAGAATACACTAAGGTTGTTCCTTCTGGATATTGTTTGTTGTGTGATGTTTTATAACCATCGGTTAATAATAATGGATTCATATTAGAATATATTAAATTGTTTAAAATTAATTGGTTTAAGGGTTGATGATGTACCCATATTTGAAATGTTTTTAATTGAGTTAGTAGTATAAATTCCGTCAAAGTATTCCCCTAACTCCCCAAATCCTGCACTGAATATTCCGTGAGTGACTACTAAATAAATTTCTGAGTTAGGTCTTAGCTTTCTAATAACTTTTGCTAACTCAATAAATGTTCTTCCTCCATCACAAATATCATCAACGATAACGTATTTAAGTTCGTGGTCAAGGTCAGCAATATGAAGATTAGGTACTTCTGTTCTAATAATCTCTCCAGTTTCCATATCCCGTACTTTCGCGGCAGTAATAATATTCTTAATGCCGTACTTAGAAGCAAAATCAAAAACTTTTTTATATGCTCCAGCATCCGGTGAGACTAGACAAATATCTTCGTGATTGTACTTATTCCCATAGATGTCCTTTAACGCCATTGAACCTAAATAAAAATTATCTAATTTTACAAAATTGTTAATGCACGCTTCTAAAACATCTGAATGCGGATCCATAATACTAACACCATCAAAGTTTTGTGAATTAAGGATCGGTGCAATTACTGTTTTAATGTAGTTAATTCCACCTTCTTGAAACTTTCTATCGCTTCTTCCTCCGATACAATATGGGATATATAGTTTTACGCTTTTTACGCCAATCTCTTTTAATGCTTGATTTGCACATATAATGAGTTCTAAATCTTGAAAAGTATTTAATCTTGATTTAATAAAGATCGAAGTAGACTGCTCCATTAGACTATTATACGTTGTGTATTCATGTTCAAGAATCCTGATGGACTGTTGTCCATCAGGAAATCTACTAATTTTATACTTACAAGACAATACATCGTTTGGGTTTACTAAATTTAATGTCTTTTCCATTTGTGTTATTTGATGTTTAGGAATGTTCCAGAACCACCAGCTACTGTGCTTGGCAATACCCCATTCCAACTCTGTGCTTTTAGGTATTCTACATACAGAGGTGTGATCTCTTTTTGTTTTAATTTCATCGCCAGTGCCAATGCTTGAGCATCAATAATAACTTTTGCAGAGTCGCCTTTTGCAATTGCAATCTTTTCTTTAGCTTCTGCCTCGGCAACTAGTGTTCTTTGTTGAGCGGCTTGAGCTTCTTGAACTGCTTTTGTTTTACCCTCAATTGCTTTTTGTAGTGATGCTGGAGGTATGATATTTGTTCTTAGCTGTGATACTGTGAACCACTTAGATAACCTTTTATTACATTCAGTTACAATAGCTGCCTCAAATTCCTCACGTTTATTAAAGATGGCATCTACTTCCCATTTATTGGCTACATCATTTACTGAAGATACAATAGCATTCATCAGCCAGCCTTGTTCGATCTGTTTAATATCTAGTCGTAGATTCTCAAACATGTTACCGATTGCAGCGGGTTTTAGGGAATAGTTAAATGACGGTTTAATTGTTGATGCAAACCCGCCTTTAGTAATCACTTGCTGATCCTTGTATTCAATATGCTGCTGGAATGTTGGAAACTCTAACATCTGTTCAGTCCAGGTATTATACATCACCCAACCTGTCTTGTATTCATAACTAGATACTCCGCGATTATCACCAGTCAAGTTAACTTTGATACCGACATGGCCTGCATCTACTCTTTCAAGTGAAAAAGGTTGAAATATTGAAATTAATAAACCTCCTACTAAGATGCCAAGCGGTTTGAACAACCATCTCATATTCAGGGTTTCTTTGTCATCGCCCCAACGATCTTTTTCTACGCTATACATTACATCTCTTGTTGTAAATGCGACAAATGCTGCAATTACTAAGCCTACTAAAAAAATTACGGTACTAATCATTTTGTTTTTTGTTTTTAAATAAAATACTTATTGTTTCGTTTACTATATAAATAAAGATTCCACACACCCCAACGAAACTTAAAAGCTGGAGGAACCCATTAACTTCTCGACTGACGATCCATTCGCCAAACATTGATGTGATTACGATAAATCCAAGACACATCAAGAATAATTTAAAATACTTCATTCTTTTTTTATTTGTTAGTAGTCAGGACAGGAATCGAACCTGATATCTCCCTTACGATCGGTGCGTATGCCAACACGCCACCTGACTATTATGGTGGAGATTTGAGCTCAACGCATGATCACCCATGCGCTTCGTTTCTTTTGTTTCCGGTACTCCACCGTTGTAAGTTCCTCTTACCTTACACCACCATTCGCGAGACATCCCGAATTCTCCAATGGTCTTTACTCTACTACCAGGAATCAAGTAAACGGTGTAGTCAGGGCAGGGCTCGAACCTGCAACGCGTAACTTTCTTGGTTCTTCCCCAATGGCACGCTATCCACCCATTCTTTACGTCTACCGATGTCTGCTGCCAGTTTTTATCCCAGCACCATGACAATTCCGTCACCTGACTAGCCGAACTTCTAAAACCCATCTCTTTCGAGGTAGGGAAACTCCATCCGTGTTTTTTGCGTAGTCAGTCAAGGAATCGAACCTTGATACAGGGAGCTACCCGACATCCACGACCTTCCATCGGACTCGAACCGACCTTGTACCAAACCTGACTATGTACGGGCTTTTTTTCAATCTCTCTTAGGCTAGCCCGATACCGCCCTAAGTTCATTTGGGAGCTACCCAACATCGTAATCAAGACAGGACTCGAACCTGTAAAGTATGTGACAAGAGTCTTTGGATACCACATTAACCTATTGACTTCACCCCTAAACAAGGGATAGGCGCGTCTACCATTCCGCCACTTGACTATCAGCTCTATTTTTTCTTCAGTTGAGCTTCTGCCTGTACGCAAGGTGGGACTCGAACCCACACGCCTTACGGCACTAGATCCTAAATCTAGCATGACTACCAATTCCACCACTCGCGCAGTTGAGGGTGAGACTCCCTCTGTGTTCCGTACAGGTATTACATGCATTACTGCAATCAGCTTAGTACATTCTTTATCCTTTCTCAAGGGAGAACACAATAAAATCATAAACCGAGGCCATTGGTGGTACCCGCGTCTAGCCATTACCAATCTAACTAGATTCGAGGAAATCTAAGATCGCCTATACTATTTTATCACGTAGGAATTACCCTTCTACCTTTTCCGCGTGTTTATGATAGTAGCTCTAGTAGGAATCGAACCCACCTTGTGAATTACTTGTAATATGCTTCAACTTTGATACTCCGATCCTAGTATTAAGGAGAGTTACTAACAAATTACCCTCATTCACCCACTCGCAGCGTCCAGGAGCTACCTGAGCTTGCTATAGAGCCATATTTGCTGTCTTTCCAGCTGTCAACCACCTTATTGTAATTTTGAGGTCTTTCACTCATCAGTCAATAAGCAGGATTTTGTAGTCAGGACAGGATTCGAACCTGAGAACCTCCAGAATAAAACTATCTCGAGTTCATTCTATTCCTTAAGGAGTCCATTCAATTAAATGGAGCGTCATACCATCGCGCCACCTGACCATGTTGACTTTACTTTACAAAGCCTAAGTAGGTTTGCGAGAACTTTCCTTCCTAATGGGGACTCTTTTTGTGACACGTACATTGTTAAAAACAATCCCATTGGTTATCACTGGCACGTTATCCATCATTTTAACACGAAGCCACCGTGTTGTTCATCGTAGTCAGGACAGGATTCGAACCTGTGACCTCTGAAAATCCTGATTGGTTACAGCATATCATGCTCTGACCTCTGAGCTACCTGACTATGTTGAGGTTGAGAATCTCTGTGTTGTAGTAAACCAGCATATAAACTTAAGGATTAAGTATCTATACTCTTTAACTTGTTTCTATGTGTTTATAGCTAGTCTTCCTTTCTCAAGGGAACAACACATGTTTTAGTATTTTAATATTTCAAAGAACTGTTGTATATTGTTATAATACTAATTAAAAATCACTATTAAAACAAAAATCTAAATTTTTTTCTAATCCAAGTATGCCATGTAACCCTAGTCGATACTGTATCAGTATTAGGATTAATTTCCTTTATCTTCTTTAACTCAATCAGAGCCTGTCTCTCAATGAATATCGACCTCTCTAGGGTAAATTCAGTAGAGTTATAGGTTCTATGTATTGAGATGAGAAGCTCGACTTTCTCCGACTGTGCATGGATTGCATCTTCAATCGTAGAATAGGTAGAGGTCATATGTTCTATTTTAGATTCTATCTCTTTCACGATAATTATGAATTTTTCTCCTGGGTTAGTCGATCAAGTAGCCTATTCCTAAGCTCAAGAGCCCTACGCCTTTCCGTAAAACTTGAACCGTTCTCTATGTTGCCAAGGGCAGTCAAAAAAACTGTAATCTCATCGTCATTAGCATTTTCTGCAATAAAATCATATTCGTCATCTGTGATATTAAATAGGACTTTTATTACGTTATCAAACATGTCTTGCATTCCGCCTCCATTTACAATACAGGCTTCTACTTCTGGTCTAAGTATTTTCATATCTTATCTTTATTTCTCGGTTTGGTTCATCTGAATGTTCGGCCAAGTCTCTCTTTAGTGTGGCAACGATCCAATTGGCTGCCCATTCTCCATCACACTCACAGAGCCTAACGAATGTGTACTCTTCTCCAGTATCAGGATCAGTATCAACAAATCCTATAATTATCTTAGTCATTCTAGTTTGGATTTATTTCGTCATGTACCATTACGAATTGACCCTCCTCTAAGTCTTCGTCACATTCAGTCACCACCATCTGGCCATCTCGACGAAAGACGATGACTTTCTTGATTGAATCGTCCATTTGAAATTTTGCGTCTCCCACTATGTTGACAACGACTCCTTCTCTTTCCCTTAAGATGAGACTCAAGGTTCTGGCAAAGATTAGGGAAGAATTTAACCAGTCTTCTGGTTGGTCCTGATAATCAGGATCGTTTGAGTTTGTGTAATTCATTTCTTTTATTTTTAATTAATCTCTAAACCATCCGATCATTCCGTCCCAAAGAGCATCTCCGTGATTGATCCAAGTAGAGCGTTGATCTTGGTCAAAATATTCTTGATCCAATTGATCGTCATCTGATTTTACTCCATCCTTTGGTGTTAGTTTTGTTTTCTTCCTCTTTAGCTCTTTCCACCATTCCTCTTTGGTCAGGTAAGAGTAATCAGGAACTATACCAATTTCTCCTGGCTCTGAACCAAGTCTAATAGTTGCAGGTAGACCATAATACCAGATCTTTCGACCGTTTTCCTTTTCTTGGTTTAAGAAATCAAACGGGTGCTCTATTAGAATTGTCTCCAAAGATTGAGCTCTGGAAAGAGCATATCCTATTTCTCTAGAGTAAAATGAGTATACTAATTTTCCGTTTGCATACATCTCGCATTTCCCTCCATTTCTCATATCCCACTCATCCCATTTATATTTCATGGTATTGTATTGACGATATCTGATTTCCCAGCATATTCTATGAGCTCCTATATCTATATAGGGAATTAGCTCTCTAATGAACGTCTCGTGAATATCTCCATCCTCATCGGAATGAGCTTCGTAGTCCGACCAATCTAGCCACCAGGTATCTGGGCATCCATTAGATTTTCCAAGTTCATGCTCGTATCCAGGGATAGAATATACTGGATATAGTTTTCCGTTTATTGCTACGTCAAAGATCTTGTGCAGCCTTTGAAACGGTGCCCCTTCAGTCTTTCCGTATTTCTCCTGAGCTTGGGCCAGTGTTAAACTTTCTTTCATGATTTAATTATTGTTTTCTTTCTTGATTTCTTTAAACTTTTTAGAGACCTTATCCAAGTCTTCTAGATTTGCGTATAATGGAACTATTACTCCGTTACGCCAGTCGTGCTGCTCAATGTGAGTCAGAGCCTCTTCCGCAGCTGTGATAGTAGTATATACCTTTTTTTTCCAACTCACCTCTGGGGAAAAGACAGTCGTTCCCTTTTCTCCACGAAATTCATAAGAAACGACGGATATCTCATAAATGATATATCCTACTATTTTTTGATCTTCTTTTTTCATGTAATTAATTTGATAGAGGTGCTTTAATATGTGGGTGTGATTGGTAATCTAATATTTTAAACATATCAATCTCTAATTTATCTAATTCATAGTCTAACATACCAGGGTGAATGTCTAATTTTGGTAATGGGTATGGTTCTCTTGTTCGTTTTGGTATTTCTCTAGTAGTTAATTTAGAGTCTAACCATTCGTCATTTTTTACTTCCATATTTGGCGTAAATTCATTCTCGTATAGTTTTTTTCTTTCTTCTTTAGTAAGTTCTCTACCAATCTGTTCCTTCGCTTGTTCAATATGATTCAAATACAAATGCGTATCTCCTAAATTACCAATCAATTCATCAGGAACCATATTAACTTCTTTTGCAATGATTTCAAGTAGTAAACCATAAGAAGCGATATTGAATGGTAAACCTAAGAATGTATCTACTGAACGTTGATTCCACATTAGGGAGATTGCTCTAGTTGGTAGATTTGTATGGTGTTGTCTCAACCAATCTTCAGCTATATTGATTGTATGTTCGTCCCATTTAAAACCATCTCCATCTGGAAATCTATCGTCAAATGGTGCAAAGTTTGCTAAGGTACAACGTTCTTCCAAACTCAACTCTCTTGTATAAAATTGAAAATCTGTATGACAAGGTGGAAGTGTCATTTGGTCCAATTCACCAACATTCCAAGAATTAACCCTATTACGTCTTGAATCTGGGTCTGTTTTAAGTAAGTGGATTGAGTTTGCGATTTGGTCTATTTTAATTGTATGAACTTCATCATCAACAAAATTATAAGAGTCCCAACTTCTCCATTGTTTACCATAAATTGGACCTAAATCCGCCCACACCTTAGCAAACTTATCATCTGTTTTGATTTTGTTGATAAATTCTTCTTGGGTGTAAGGAATATAATTATCACCTTCTCTTTTCACACTTAAAATTAAATGTCCATATTTTTCGTGGAGATAATCAGGTTTTTCATACATTACCACATTCAAATAGTTCTTATAAGCATCACCATCCCAAATATGGCAATCATTATCCACAAGGTATTTGATGTTGGTATCACCACGTAAGAACCATAACAATTCAGTTACAATGCCTTTCCAATATACTTTTTTAGTTGTAATTAATGGAAATCCCTCACTCATTTTATGTCTTATCTGACGACCAAAAACACTAACGGTCCCGGTCCCAGTACGATCCATTTTTGTTACCCCATTATCTAGGATGTTCTGAAGTAATTCTTGGTATTGTTTATCTAGATGGTTCATATAAAATCTACATTAAGTTTAGTTCGTAGTTTATTTGCTAAAAATTCAAGGTTATCTTTAACTATTGGGTTATTTTTAAAAGATTTGCCTATAACTAATAAAGTTCTCATCGTTCCATTATCATCATCCATTAGATGACTATTTAGATACTCATTGA